CTGGATCTGGTAATATTAGTATCGGATCAGGTGTAACTATTAATGTTAATAGACCAGCTTTTTCCGCTTACGCTGGATCGGATCAATCTAGTATAACAGATAACACTTGGACTAAGGTTAATATGAATACAGAATTTTACGATACTGATGCTGCGTATGATACTAGCACATATAGGTTCACAATCCCAACTGGAGGTGATGGCAAATATATTTTTGGTGCATCTTTGTATGTAGATGGATCAAATACAATTGACTCAGGCAGAATTGCTTTTTATAAAAACGGTTCAAAAATTTTATACTCAGAACAATCACTTGATAATAATAATGTTTTACAATTAACAGGAACTTTTGATTTATCTGCTACAGATTATATAGAATTATATGTAAAAGGTGATATTGCATCTGGTGGAACTTTAACAGTTAATCAAGATGGAACAACAACCAATAACAGAGCATTTTGGTATGGATATAAAATAGGAGCATAATGACAAGTATAATTAAAGTAAATACAATTCAAGACGCTGGTGGAAACGCATTACTAACCTCAAATGGTAGTGGAACATTAACAACTAATAATATTGGCGGACAAAATACTCCAGCTTTTCAAGCCTATCTGAATGCAAATCAAGGAAGTATAAGTGCTGATACTTTTACTAAAGTTGCATTTGATACTGAAGTATTTGATAGTGATGGAAATTTTGATACATCCACAGCAAGATTTACGCCAACAACTGCTGGAAAATATTTATGTTACACACTTGTTGGTAATAGTTTTTCTGGAGGTTCTCCAGATGATTTAAGAACTAGATTTTATTTTAATGGTTCACAATTAGCAAATATGAGAGAAACGATATTTAAAGATTATGGAGGAGCTGGACTTGGTGTTGCTTTAACACAACAAGTACAAGCAATAATAACTTTTAATGGCAGTTCTGATTATTTAGAAGTTTACGCTAGAAACGATGGAACACCACAATTTAATTCAGACAGTATTTTTGGTGCATACAAATTAATAGGAGCATAATATGGCATTAACTAGGTTATCAAATCAATCCTTAACAAGTTTAACAGCTCTACCAGCAGCTATTTCTACTGGTAAGGTTTTGCAAGTTGTTGAAACAACAGTTAGTGGACAAGTTTCTTTTAATAGTACAACATATACAGATTATAGTAGTGCAACATTAAACATTACACCATCAGCAACATCCTCTAAAATTCAATTAGATGTAAAATTTTCTTATTATATAGATAATGAAGATGGTTTTTCTATTAAAGTAATTAGAACTATTGGAGGTTCGGATACAACAGCTATTTCTTATGGTTCAACTTATTCTACTTACTTTTATATTGGAAGTTCTGCTCAACTTTATCATTTTTGGTCTGATACTGGAACTGACTCTCCGTCAACAACCTCTCAATGCACATATAAATTACAAATAGCATCAGAAGGAAATAGAACAATTTATTTGCAACCGCAAGGTGGTAATTTAGTTTTAAGAGCAACAGAGATAGGAGCTTAATTATGGATTTTTTTGGAAAAAAATGTATGGCAGCAATACTTAAAATAAACTCTAACGCTAGAGTTATGGTGCATGGAGATAATTTAAATGATTGTGTTATTACTTGGTTAGAAGGAACAACACCTATTCCTAAAGCTGACATAGAAGCCAAGATGGCAGAGTTACCTACTGAAGAAGAAGAAAGAATTGCAAGAGAAAATTTAAAAGCTAGTGCTAAAGCTAAACTAATCGCTGGACAGCCACTTACTGAAGAAGAAGCTGACGCTATAGTTTTGTAAAATGAAATTTGTTTTAAGCATGATACTATGCAGCAGTATCAATAGCATATGCTTAGACCCATACCCAATGCCAAACCAATATGATGACTTATATAGTTGTTTGATAGGTGGTTATTCAGAATCAATAATAAAAACAGAAGAAATAGGTATAGAAGAAATAAATGAACATAAAATATTTATTAAATTTTATTGCCAAGAAATAAAACCGGAGAGTTCTAATGCCTAAAAAATCACAAGTAGAAATATCAGAAAGAGTAGGAATTAGACTATCATCACATGAAAAAATTTGTGCTGAAAGAATGAAAACATTATCAAAAGAAATATCTGAGATGAGACAAGATATAAAAGCATTAAGAGCAGATATGAATAAAGGTAAAGGTGCAGTAAATGTTTTGATTTTTTTAGCTGGTTTAGTAGTAGCTGTGGCAGGTTACTTTAAATTAAATGGCTAGAAAACCCACAACAGTTACAGGTTTAACAAACGAGATTACAGCTCAACTAAAGTTTGCCAAAGACCCAAATGTTCTAGTATTCACACCCCTTGGCGGACTAGGACCAATTGATATAGTTACCTTAAATATGAAAACAGGCAAGTATCAAGCCTATGATGTTAAGACAAAAAACTTCAGAAAGTCTGATTTTATTAGCAATGATGGCTATAAAAGAAACACTACTGGGTCATTGATAAGAAGACCCTTGTCTGATATACAAAAAAAACTTAAGGTTAAAATAATATATGTAGAAGGAGAATGATATGCCTTTTGAAATGATAACAATGTTAGGTTCAACTGTACTCGGTGGCGTAATGAGTATCTGGTCGCAAAGTATAAAAGCAAAACAGGCTGAACAAAAGATGTTGATACAAAGAGCTGAAGTTCAACAACAAGGATTTAAAGAAGCAAGAGAATATGACAATAAAGGTTTTCAATGGACCAGAAGAATTATTGCATTAACAGCAATATTTGCAATTGTTGTTCTTCCAAAATTACTTCCATTAATATCTCCAGATGCTCATGTAATAGTTGGGTACACACAATTTAAACCGGGGTTTTTATTCTTTGAAGGTAAAGAAGTAATGAAATGGATACCAATGGATGCAAAAGGTATTGTCATCACACCATTAGATACTAACCTAGTATCTGCAATCATAGGTTTATATTTTGGTGGGTCGTTAGTTAAAAAATAATGAAATCAATTACTACATCTTTTACCCAACAATATAAAAGAAAAGTAAAACTTTTATCACAACAAGGTAATGGCAAAAAGAAATCTAAAACTATTCGTACCTCACGAAAGAATACCAAAAAAAACTAGCATTGGTAGAAGACCAAAAATGTCTTCTATGAACAAAGCAAAAAAGCGTTCATTTAAGGCTTACAATAAACAAGGAAAATGATATAAAAACTTTGGAGGATAATGTTATGGAAAAAATTATTGAAACAATAAAACATTACTGGACCGATCATAAATTAGTTGCTGGTATTGTTATAGCTGCAATCATAGTTGCAATTATCTGGTAATGAAGATCAGCGAAAGCACTTCAGTAAGTATGCCAATCAAGAATATGTTGGCAATCGTAGCTGGTGTTATTGCTGGCGTTATCGGTTATACAGAATTAACAGGTAGATTGACTTCTTTGGAAACAAGTCGTGAGCTTATGCTTAACGATCTACTCAAAGCGAGTGATCAGAAACCAATCGACCAAGAACAATTCTTAATCCAAGAATCTCTAGCATCTGATCTTGAAAAGACTATTACTAGAGTAGATGAGATGATGCACAATGGAGTTAATATTCAAAGAATGATAAAAGATATTGACAGACTTCGTGCAGATGTAGAAAAGTTAAAAGATAAGGTAAGAGAAAATGGAAATAGTTATAGCTCTAATAATGTATCTGAATAATGAGATGGTTGAGCATACATACAAAGAAAGTATAAGCAAATGTTTGAAGTCTAAACGTGTAGCTGTGCGTGAAGTTAATCCACAAAGAGTTAGGTTTGAGTGTAAAAAGGTAAATGCTTTGACAGAGATATACATGGGTCAGAAAAAAATATTAAAGATTGAACAATGAGAAAAAGGGATAAGCAACCACCAAAAACTAAAAAGTATTTTAGGTCCACAAAGTCTGGTGCGGGTATGACTAAAGCTGGTGTTGCAAGATACCGAAGAGAAAACCCCGGATCAAAACTTAAAACTGCTGTAACTAAAAAGAGTGGACTAACTGCACGAGAGAAAGCAAGAAGAAAATCTTATTGTGCAAGATCAGCAGGTCAAATGAAACGATTTCCAAAAGCTGCGAAAGACCCTAACTCAAGACTAAGACAGGCTCGAAGAAGATGGAGATGTTAATTGAAAAGAAAAACTTGGGATAAAAAACAAGCTATACTAACTTGTGGATGGTGTCATGTATGCGAAAAAGAATTGTTGTCTAATGCAGGTGGATGGATTATAAATGCAGATAAGAAATACTTTTGCCACGAAGGTCGTGAAGGAAGTTGTTTCGATAATTATTGTCAACGCAAACTAAAGGAGAAACAAAATGCCGGGACACTATGGAAAAAAAATGAAGAAACCTATGAACAAGAAAAACAAAATGGATAAGAAAAAAAAAGGTATGAAGATGAAAGGTAAAAGATAATGCCGGGAAAAAAACTAACAAAGAAACAAATGAAGATTGCTAGAGTTGCAGGTAATCCAAATAAGATAGATGCTGCTGATTTTAGAAAACTTAAAATAAACAAGAAGAAAAAGAAGAAAAGATAAATGGCAAAATTATGTCCAAGAGGTAAAGCCGCAGCAAAGCGAAAATTTAAAGTATACCCATCAGCGTATGCTAATATGTATGCTAGTGCTGTCTGCTCTGGTAAAATAACACCGGGTGGTAAAAAGAAAAAGAAAAAGAAAAGATAATGTCAAAAGGTTTACGATCTTGGGTACAAGCTAACTGGGTTGACATTGCCAATCCAAAGAAAGGCGGTGGCTTTCCAAAGTGCGGTAGAAGCAAAGGAGAGAAAAGAAGAAACTATCCTAAGTGTGTTCCTGCCGCAAAAGCTAGAGCAATGACACCAAGCCAAAGAGCTGCCGCAGTATCAAGGAAAAAGAAAGCTGAGAGCAAAGGTAGATCAGGCAAGAAACCTAACTACGCTAGAACTTAAATAAATAATTCTTTAGTCTCTTCCCAAATGGTTTGGCTTTTATCCCAATAAAAAGTTTTGTTAAACTTCATCTGTATTGAATACAAAACTGTTGTATGATCTTGATTAAATATTCTACCAATATTTGTAAGGTTCATCTTATATTTTTCATTTAAAACATTATGTAATATATTTCTTGATCGAACTATATCTCTTCTTCTACATTTGCTAAGTAACTCTTTCTTACTTACCTCATACCTATCACAAACCTTTTGTATAAGTTGTTGTAGTTCTTCTTCTTGTATTCTACCAAGGTTATGTTTTGGAACTTTAAATGAATATTTTTTTGTGTAATTAGATTTATTTAGAAATCTTAATCCATTCTTAAATGCAATCTCATATAGTTTTCTTTCACTATTAGATAAATTATCGAATGATTTTTGTAGTTGATATGGAAAAATATTAATATCTTCTTTGATATGCTTATCAAATATGTCTTGTATCTTCATGTTTCCTTTCTTTAGAGCATAGAATCCCTACGCTTTCTGTTGTTTTTTTTATATATTGATAAGTTATCTCATCAATAGTTCTTTAGCTTTTTCTATTTTCCATATCAAATCAAAGCTATCTTTTTTAAGTTTGTTAGCTTTGGCTTTGGTTGCAAGGTATGCCTCATGCTTTTTCTTTTGAAGGTCTTGCAACTTCTGGAAATCTTGTTTCAGCTTTTCCATCCTTCTCCTTTTTCACTTTAGTAAAGTCTATCTTCACACTATCAACTTTACATTCTACATACTCACCCTGTGCGTTGGGGTTTGCAGCTTTCTTTACATCATCAAATCTTTCAACTAACTGGAAGTTAGCTTCGCCAGATTTAATTCTTACATATTTAGTCATTTTATTCCTTTTTGTCTACACTTAATTTATGTAGTTCTTTAGCCATTTTTGAGTATATCTCAAGATCATCATAGTTATCTTTCTTAAATTTTCTGGTAGTTCTATATAGTTTCAAACCCATCATAAGTTGTGCAACCTCGTGTGGTTCTATATCATCCTTGAGTTTGTCATGTAGAATTACATTAAATATAATTGAAATCAATCTAAAGTTTTCCTTATAATCACCATAATCATTATGGCGTTCTTCCATAATCTTTTTTAATATTTTATCTGTAAGGTCTATTGTTGTCATAGTTAAATGACAAGGCGAGGAAAACAACTAAAGATGGCAGAAAGGAACGCCAGATTAAAAACCTCGCCTCATCGAGAGCAGGTATTTATAAATAATTAATACCTTCTTTGTTTATTAGCATAAGAACCTTGTCTTGGATACTCTTTTTTGTACGCAAAACTTGGTGAACCACCACCTCCTGATGAACCTTTAGAGGGAGTTTTTTCGTTTGGTGATAGCTTGATTGTGAGACCACCAGTAGGTTGTCCATCTTCTGCTAATTCGTCAAACCCAGCTTGATTATACCAAGTCTCTCCTATCTTAACTCCTATCCTCCATTGCTTTCCTTCCGGGGACTTTGGATTGATAGGTGCTACCCAACTTGGATGATTTGCTGATTGTCTATCTTCGTTTGGGATAAGTTTTATATATATATTATCCATTTTTTATTGCTCCTGTTATTTGTTTAAGTTTACCCCTTTGCACATCGTAAGCGTTCATTAGCTTTTTATATGTACTGGGATGGTTTTGTAAAGCATCGTTAAACTCTTCTGCAAACTTTACATTCTTTAAAAAGTGCAGCTCAGATAAATGTTTTACTGATTTTATCTTATCAACGATGTATTCTACTGATGTACTTTCGACCATAGCCTGTCTTTTATTTGGCAAGTCGATGACTTCAGCACTCGAACCTTCCTTCTCTAACTGAACTCCAACCTCATCTAATTCCTCTTTTGAGGTGATGTTGTCATCCATGACAGAAAAAAAGCTCAAAGCTCTTGATATGGCAAATGTCTCTGCTAGTTCAAATGACTTAGGTTTATTCCTAAATACCTTTGCATGTCCGGTAGCAAGAGTGCCTTCTGGTGTATTTATTTTTGCTGTTGCAATATAGAAATCCTCATGGGTATCTATATTAGTTACTATACCTATCTCACCAACAAACTCTTCGGTGAAGTATTTTATTTTACTGGCTGCTTTTACGCACTTCCTACCAGTTTCTTTATCGATGTATGTACCATCCTTCTTTACCTTCTCTATTACAGAAGCTATCCTATCTTTTAAGTTTTTCATAATACACTCACTATATTATTGTGGTTGAACTAGAGGTCGTTGCTCCATTAGGAGTAGCAAACTGTCCACTAATCCCTGAATCAATTATAGTCTTCTTAGGTTCTCTCTCATGAAGAGATACAACCTTTCGTAACAAATCTATTTCTAAATTTAATTTGGAAGTCTTTAAATCTTTAATTTCTTTATCTAATTTAGAAATTTTCTCCTCTTGATATGTAGTTATGTCTTTTTCTGTATGCCAATAACTTTCATATCTTTCTTTTTCTTTTGTTTCCAAAGCCAATTTTTCTTTGAGC